GTCTATACCACATTGTGGCAATAACATGCCGGTGCATCACTTATGTACAAGTTATACTTCTAGAACCATACATCAAAACGAGTCTTGATGTACGCGCGTGCAGATGCACGGCTTCCAAACTTAAGTGGCACACCTCTCTTGTGTGCCCAAGCCTCCAACTTTGGGTTGTACTCATCCCAAACGTCCTTGGGGTGAAGGGACAATTCTCCTTGAAGTATCTCACAGTTGGACTGAACATCAAACAAGGGCCCCTTATTACTCCTATAAAAATAAGGAGTATAAAGGAAGCTATCCAATGCCAATGGTCCAACCCAACCCAGACATGGTGCTCCACCTATGACAGATTGCTCGCCTATATCATCAGGAATGAATCCCCTCTTCAAAAAGGTAATCTTGTCAATCGTGGTGTATGGCACTAACTTGCCATCCTTCGCACCTGCAGTGTAGGTCAATCCAAACAGGTCCATCATTGCGTCAGCAACGGTGACCTGATTGAACTTTTCGCACATCACATCGTCCACTCCAGTGACGTTGTCATCACCAAAAGTGTTGATGAATGCGTGATCCCACATATCAGTGCTGTCACCCGTCAAATGAATGTAACACGCAGTCAAGGTCAGCAGTGAATACATAGAGTTAACCACTGTGGTCAAAGGATGTCCACTCGGTAATGACTTGTGCCACTGCACAACCTGATCAGCCATGCAGCCGGATCCAGTGATGTGAATGGAATGTATCAAATCCTGCCAAAGGGTGTATCGCACGTCCTCATCAATAGCTCTGTAATTTGGTGATCGTCTGTACCATTTCTGAATCACCTCAAGAATCGCATTATGAACCCATGGTTGCTCACTGGCATCAAAGCGCGAGAAGTCTCCATCAAAGACTTTCCCACCCTTAGAAAGTAGTCTCTCCGCAAGACTACCCCACTGGGTATAGTGGTTAATACCGGGAGCCATACCTGAAATGACAGGATTAGCCAGCATGGCCGCACAAAATGAACCGAAGTACATGCGCACAGCTATTGTATAATCCAATTCAGTTCCAGAAATCATGCGAGTCTTCACTGCCTTGACCTTCTCCAGTGGCCTCAGTTCGTCCTTCAAGAAATCGGTGCATATATGCACCTCTCTTATGCCCATTGTTGCTGAATCAATCAGCTTCATGACATCACACTTTAACTGGGCCATGGGGCGCGTGGTGAAATCCACAGCACCCTCCTTGCCAAGCCAGTGCGTCTTGCCAGGCTCATTGGGAGTCACAAATCCTTTGTACTTGTACCCAGCACTGGTCTTCCTATTCAAGGGCTTCAACTTCATTCCCTCAGGTACTTCCGAGACTGCCTCCTCAAAAGTTAGCACGTCTGCACACATACCCGCAGTTGCATTGAAAAGGGGTTTGAATGCAAGATCGGCCGCTATCTCCAAAGACTGAGGATCCTTCACCAATAATTCGCTCTTGTACGCCTCTACAGCCTTTGCCATGGGATACACAATCCCTTCATCAGTATATAGAGGACGAAGCTGAGCAGGTGCAACGGGGCAATCTCCAAAGGGCTTGTCCTCATGCATGGGTGACTGCTTAATTGCAGACTTTGTCGCAATTGGTACAGGTGCAACCGCTGGTCCTATGTAAGAAATCGAACCACCGATTATCCCTTGCTCCTGCAACTTAGCCTCCAAATTAACAAGATCTTCACCAAATACTGGTTTAACCATGTCATGAACGGTCACCTTTGGGCTGCTCTCACCATACAATGCCATCCACACTTCACGAACGGCCTCATGCGTAACTATGGTTGCGTAACCACTCCTTGCAAATATATCAGCCTTGCCGGCAACATGCAAGCCTATAACACACTTTCCGCCATAG